ATATCCTCTTCAAAACCCATATACTTACAAAGTTGATAGGATCCTTCTAACTCACTAATTAATCTTAGTATGTTAGCAGGGTGCCTTTCAAGTCCTCCAAAATCATGTTGTGACATAATAAAAAAAAGAGAACGACTCAGGTTGGGGTCGAACCAACGACCGACTGCTTAGAAGGCAGTTGCTCTATCCACTGAGCTACTGAGTCATTTATCTACTCAGTAACTATATCATAAAATTAAAGGAAGGTCAAGCTAAATAAAAATACCCATACACCATTTTTGGTAAAAAATATGAAACGGTTTCTACCTTTCATAATGTTATTGATGACCGCATCAGCAGCAAATGCAGGTGCTCTTACTCATAAATTATCTTCTAGTGTTCAATTAACCGTTGATGCTGCTGCTACTAACGTCACAAGACTAGGTAGTACATTTTCAATCTCAGGCAACGGTGTAGATACTACTGACGGAACAACAGTTAATACAATTTCTACTGGTGCAATTACTTCTGGTGTTTATTCTCCAGGTACTATTGCTGCCACTCAAGACACTCCAGGAAACGCTTTTAGTTTCTCTCAGTCCTATACACAGGCTGATGCAATTCCAACTAGTGCAGTCACTGTTGGTGATGTAGCAAACTTTGGCAATATTACATCTACAACTGCAGGAACTGCTGGTTCTCTTGCTGGTACTCTCACCAGTGCTGGTGCGATTACTTTGACGGCTGGTGGTGCTGGTACAAATGCTACTGGCCAATTCGTGAGTGAACTTTCGATTCTACACTAAATAAATGGAGGTCAAAGATTATGACTTCTGGAAAGACAATCATATATATTGTGATGTCTGCGGTGGGAGTAAGTCTTATTCCTGCCGCTGCCCTAGCGGTCCCTGTAGTCCCAAACTTCAGCCAGGGCTCAATGACGAGTCACACCGAAACCTCAAGTAAGGTGACTGAGACGATTAACTCTATAGATTATGCAACAGGATGGCAGTATTCAGTATCGGGTTCAAACGTGACCAACGGGGGACAATCTCTAAGTCCCAACCCAACAACAAACTCAGTGATCGTGAATCCATTAGGAGGAACAGAGGGGCAAGTAACAAGCGCCAACTCTGGTCTCGATTTAAATGGACAGAGTTTTACGATCAAAGAACCAGGGGCAGCATTTCAGTTCACTCAGACCTACATGGGACCGGGTGTAACGAATCAAACTGTCATCCAAAGAGTCACGGAGGTTACCAGCATAACCGACACAACAAGTATCTTCACCCAATAAAAACATTATGTCTATCTGTTCTGACTGCGGTTGTAACTGCCCCTGCTCATGCAGCAGATGTAGGGGGTGTAAGTGCAACAGCAAATCCAATAGCTAATAGTTCAGGCTCGGTTACAAACCAAGCTATTCAGGTATTACAAGGTCCATATATTACTAACCAATATGGTGGTGGTATTGCATGTCAAGGACCGACTGCTAATATCACGCCATTCATTACTCATGCTCGTAATGAGAAGCATCCATTTGAAACACATTATATGGAACCTCAATACGATAATAGAGATTTTAATGGCAGACTAGTAGAAACTCAGAAGGTTGTAAAGAACTGGCCTTGGGAAGATCACTATGATAATAGAACATATACGAACACTGCCGGAGAAACTGTTCGTGCCTATGAAGATGGTGCAGACATGACTATCACCACCATGGAAATGTCTGGTGATGGTGTTCCCGATAATCCAGGCCGGAAATTATGGGACAAACCAGTAAGAACTGGGGACACTAGAAATTACAGCACTAGTCTTGGTTTATCTGCAACGCTTTCTTTCCCACTTGATGGTGGAATGCAAGAACGTTGTAAACAAGCAGCAGATACTCAGATCCAAATGCAACAACAAATGATTGCCAATAAGCGCCTCGATTTTGAGATAGCTCGTTTGAAGAATTGCGGACAATTAATGCAGGCAGGAATTAGTTTCCACCCCAAAAGTCCTTACTATAAAATATGTGCCGATGTCGTGGTGCAAAATGTTAACACCGTCAAGCAACATCGTCACTCTATCCCTTCGGTTTCAGTGCCGAACGTAAGATCTTTATCGCCCGGTTCCGATCCCGTTGCTCCGCCTTCCTCTCAGACGCAGACAATACAGGGGGCGTCTTACCCCGTAAGGTCGCAATCTTCTTTATTACCTTCTTCACAGTCGGTTTCACAACCTTTAACAAAAGATCAGCAAGAGGCTTTGCAAGCAGTGCAGAAGTCGTCGCGACTACAGCAATTGAGGCGGTGACAGTTACAGCACCTGGTGATGGTAAGTTAGCAACAATTTGATCCGGTATATTTAAATTTTCAAATACAGGAAGACATTCTTTTCCTACTGTCTCATATCTAACTATCTTTTTATTATTTTCTAATACTTTTCCGACAGGATTCTTTAACTGTTGCTCTCTTGTAGGACACTCTACTAATGCAGCATCAGTTCTAGGAGGTGCTGGTGCCTCAGGAGTCGGTGGTGGTTTTGCTTCTGGTGCTTTGTATGGTGGGGGTGGTGGAGATGTTGTTGTTATCTCTAACTTACGTGGATCATAATCTATTGGACTATAACTAGGTGTTCCTGCATCACAGAATACTTGGACACCATCTCTATCTTCTTCTTTAAGTGTTTGGTTCTCACTACTATCTCTATGTGATTCAACACATCCTGGTATATTAACAATGGGAATACCCACCTGTGAGGTCACGGGTGGGTATATTGGCACTGCTGTAGGTGGAGTTTTTAACCAGTCAGGTGTATCGTTAATAATCAAATTACTAACTTGATTAATTCCAATATCAATATTACCTAACTGGATTTCTGGAATCATTATAAGTTCTTAATTATTATAAAAATTATAATCTTGTAGCATTGCAAAAAATCTCATTTTCATTATCATAAGCAGTTCTTGTTCGTGTGAGGGTCTTCTAGGAGACCCTGGCCAAGTTTCTAAAGCAAAAGAAAAATGTTCATATAATACACGAACTTCATCTATGCCAAGTGTCATTTCTGTGTACCATTCACCATCTCCAAAGGAATAATCATCCAGGTCAGATGTGTCCACTAGTTAATCTTCCAAGTACTTTTTAATGACTTCCAGACGTTCTTCTTCTTTTGCAATCGCATCAATTTGATCCTGGATTGCACCAAGCACATCTGGGTGCTCACCAATACCAACTGGATTAACAAGATAAATTTCAATATTCATCTTTGCTTTTTTAATGTTCCCAATAGCAAGTGCCTTGAGAGCATCTAACATTTCTCTTCTCATAATAGAATTGCTCCAATAATAAATCCTTTTCCAAATGCAAGACAAAGCATTTGATAATCAGTCAAGTTAAACTTGTCCTGAATTTTATTTGCCATTGCCTTATCCCAATCTTTAATTTTAGTCAACAAGCGTACCATGTGCCCTCCTAATTTCTCTAAGTGCTTCAAGGTTCATATCCTTGGTGCCACCATCATATGCATGAGCATATCCTTGCTCAATCATTTGCTCGTTAAGGGACACACTGTCGTCCCCAATGTAAAGCCAACCCAGAAGACGCCCGTATTTCCCAGTGCCACCAACAAGTTCAGTCCTAACAGACAACTCATCATCACCAGCCAACGTGCCTTCGAGTTTTGCTTTAAGCCATTCGGTTGCGTCGATTCCAAGTGCCTTCTCCTCTAAGTTCTTCGTCCTTTTCTCTGGCGTATCAACTCCTGCAATTCTAACTCTTTCTTTCTTGTATAGATCAAACCCGAGGTCAATAGTGACATCAATAGTATCGCCATCAAGAACACGATTAATCTCTGTGACTCGGAAGTTGTAGCAGGACTTCCTGCTTGGTGGTGTCATTGCTCCCATCTTTTAACTCCGTATATGATATCTTTAATATGTATATAACATAACCGAGTATCAATCCGACAGCAATGATTACACATAGAATCACCGACCACACAGGATCATTTGGGTTGACATGAGGACTTAGTAGTAAATTCATTTTTTAAATCCACATTATTATTCTTTATATTTTTGAGGATTCTTGAGAGAATCACTACAATAATATGCTATGGGAGCAAGCATTAATACGCTCCCACACTCAATTATCAAAGGGTTTTGTCCGATCCAATGTGCAAATTGAGGGATCATTTTATATACTTCGTAGTATATCTTATCTATTCAATTAGCGTCTATTTTTATCCCCTTTTGTTAGGGTTTCAAATTAGTCATTTTCCTCACAATCTTTCATTATTGTTGCAAGTTCTCCACCAATCTCTGCACCTTTATCTTGTCCAAACATTGCTACCCATCCTGCAGCAACCCATCCGACATATGGAATACTGGTGAACCATGGTGCTGCTGCGGCACCAACACTAGCACCCACTATCCTTCCTGTCGATTCTCCACCACCTTCCGCCTTTATACACTCTAACTTTTTCGCAGTCAACTTTCCCTCAGCACCTCCACCCATATGGCGGGCACCATCCATTGTATACTCCTCATCATATTCTACATTTGATTTTCCACCAATACCAAAGAAACCATTAGTCTTATCGACTCTTCTTCTTACACCCATGACCTTAGGATCATTTGATGAATAATCAATCTTATATCCTTCCTTCCCTGCCTCTAATGTATACGAAGTATAGTCTCCAACAGGAAGATTGATTATAGGCAAGTTATTTTTGTTTATGAGATGTCCCAAAACGCCAATATGAGCAATCCCAAACAGTGTTCCCACTGTCAGAACTACCCACTTAAATGGCGATTTTTGATTAGCCATAATTACATCTTGTAAGATTCATCGGACTTTGGAGGTGCCTGTGTTATTTGTACAGGTGCCTGTTCAATACGAATAGTTTGTGCAGGTGCAGTTTGTGCTGCTGCAGCAATCAATCTTTCCATATCTTCTTTGGTAATACCACCACCAGCAGAAGATCCATTACTATTTCCATTACCATTTTTCTTTGCTGCCTGAACACCGAAAGTAGCTAAAACTCCAGTAAAGACACTGGCAATAAAAGTTGGATCTAGTTTTTGCTCAGGAATACCAAGTACGGGTGGTAACTGGATATACGCTAGCGTGAGTATTCCGCCGCTCCAAACAAGGATGCCAAGCCTAACAAAAGTAGACAGAATATCAAGTTGCTCTTCTTTATCACTTGCTGCCTCCTTCATTTTCCCAAGAATACCTTTTTTATCAGGTTTCTTTTCATTCTTAACATCCTTTACATCTTTTACATCGCTGCGAACTTCTGGCATTAGTCATAAGCAAATATAAATTTATTTAGCGATGTAACCATTTTTTTCTAACCATTCACGAGTCATTGGAGTAGGATCATAGTCCGTCCACATACTACCACGAGCACATGATTCCAATGCTGTTTGTGTCATACCTGCAGTTTTACCTGCCCAGGTTGCTTCTTTTTCCCATGGCCATGCTGACTTAGGATAACTCTTCTCTACAATCTCACGCCACAATGGTGGCACTTGATCTTCAGGTTTAATGATGGCAATCATACTATTATTAAGTGTGCCTGCCATACAGTCCTGTGCCGCGTGCCATCCTTCATGACGCATAACACTCATCAATACACCAGGACGATGCATGTATGCTCGGTTAAGATAGAAGTTGTTACTCACAGTATGATAGACACCACGATGTCCTACTGGGAAATACTTTTCATCAGCAAGATAAACTTGCACATCTACAAGAGTCAGTGCATTCAACATACGACTAAACTCCTCTGCAACTGGATTCCAATCAGACAGAGGGTATTCTTGTGCCAGATAATCAATACCCCAGATAGGTTCTACATCATCAGTACATTCTCGAAGGAGCATACACCCCATAGAATGATTGGTAAAGTATTCACTATCCTTAAGAGGATCTGCCATTACAGGGGCAGCAAGACATGCTGCCATCAGGGCCATAATAATTTTTTTCATATCAGAAAGGTACAGCAGGTCCAGTTGTAGAGGGGATAGGAGGAATAGCACCACCAGTGGCACCAGGAAGTTCTGGCATTGCTGCATCCATCATTCCTGGAAGTGCTCCAGCAATTGCTTCTCCTGCAGCAGCAGCAACTTGAGATTTGATGTTCTCAACAATAGAGTCTTTATTGAGATATAGTGCAGTACCGCCGCCGACGATACCTGCAGTTCCTACAAATGATAGGACTGCTAAAACGTTAATTACTTTTTGCATAATAAGCCTCATAGTATTTTACAATTCCCGAGGTACTTGTATTACCTTGGGATACCCAGTCGTGGGCACACTCGTAGATTGATTGACTGGAATATTTAGGTATATGATTTATCATCACATGACTAAACTTTGACATCAAAACTCGGAGTGCTTGCTCACGAATTTTTAATCTTTGGTCATCATAACGCCAATCATTATCCATATAGATTTTCCGAACCTCCTTGAAAATTTTCTGATGCACCAATAGGGTCTAATTGAGTTGTAGTCTTATTGGTTTTAGTTGCCATGTCATACATCACTTCATGAATATTGACAGGTTCAGTTTCAACTTTCCAAGAACCACCAACACCTCCATCCATATTTACAATAATGTCGTCATCAGATTTTTCCATTAGTTTTTGATACTCCATTTGAGTTTCTGTTAAAATTGGTTCACTAAACCATTCATCATAAGGCGCAATAACTGATGCCGGATAGGTCATGACTGCCAGTGATGATGGAAGAAGTTACCTTTTGGATCACACATTGGATCTTCTGCTACAACACGATATGGTAGCATCCGCTGTCCTTTGAAATTTGTTCGGTCCCCGATAATAATGTATGCTTTGAGAAAGTTTTCTCTTCCCTTGTCAGATTTAAATTCATTCACTAGAGTTGTAGGAGCAGATGGTCTCCAATAACGAAATCCTTCATATTGTCCAGGAGCATAGACTACATCAGCAACATTGTTAGGGAAGTAAGGGGACCTGACACGATTAAGGATAGACACTGCTACACAGTATTCATCCATAGTATTAGGAGTTGCTTCAACCTTAACTGCTCTTGCCAAATGGTCGTAGTCAATGGGCGTTAGTGCCAGGAGTGTTTCTAAAATCATACCATTAAAAAAAGGAACCTTTTCAGTGCTTTCGTATTATAGGACATCATTCCAAGCTTGTCAAGGCAAGGAGTCATCTCCTATGTATTCAAGAGAAAATACATCGTGATCATTTACATTTGGGTCTAACCATTCAGAGAATTCTCTTTGAATAGCAAGAGCATCATCCAAAGTTGGATCTCGTTCTTTATCAATTTCACAAAGATAATGAATACGATCTATGACCCAATGGTAATTGCGTTCAAGGGTTTGTTCCAAAGTTACCATAATTTTTCTTCATGTACCTTCCTAGAATATTACTATTATAGTAGAGAGGTCCTCCGTCGTCAAGGGCTTCGGTTAGAACATTATTGATAAAAAGTTGTTTGGTCTCTTCATAATTGACCTTTCCTTTGGTCTTATGGAGACTTAAAATTTCTCTTGTAAAAAATTCGTTTCCAATCTCTTTACGGTCTTTGTTAAGTTCATCAGAACTGCCGTAGTATTTTTTCCAGTCGCTTTCAGATTTAACTCTCCTAGATTTACCTCTAGGCTTTCTATTTGACCAGAAGTATTTTCTTCCGATATACTGACGACCGTTTTTGAGATTTGTAATGAGATAGACAAAACCGAAGTTATCGTCAATATTCTCAGATAAAAAATCGGTTCCCTTAAACTTCCAGGGATTTTCATAATCTGTCAAATCATTCCATCATCTGGAATTTATTTATGTTCAGTAAAAGCAGAGTATGCATCATAGTCACCAAACAGAAAGGCATCTGATTTTGCTGCCTCTCTGTATGCCTCTAAAGATTTTTCTTCTTCGGAATCAGAGACTAAATCCTGCGAATGTGTTTTCGGTGACATCTTGTTTGATTCCTCCGACGATGTAAGACTCAACCTCAGTTTCCTGAGGAGCGACCTGAAGACCCTTCGACGAAATCCAATGTTCCGTCCAGGGGAGTGGGTTATTCTTTGCGGGTACGTCATAGATTGGTTTAAGTCCAATTGCTTTCATTCTACGATTGGCAATCCATTCAACATACTGCTGAAGTAATTTATCATTTAAACCAATCATTGAACCATTCTTGAACAGATATTCTGCCCAAAGTTTTTCTTGATTGACACAATTTTCAAATGCGCCAATCAACCATTGCTCTTCTTCTTTAAAGATTTTTTTCATATCAGGATCATCACCTTCTCTCCACTTCTTCAGAATATTCTGAGTAATGGCAAGATGTTGATTCTCATCTCTGGCAATCAGTGAGATAATTTTTGCACTTCCTTCCATAAGTTTGAGTTCGCCAAAAGCAAAACTGCAAGCAAATGATACGTAAAAGCGAATACCTTCTAGGATATTAACATTCGCAACTGCTCTGAAGAGTTTGCGTTTGAGTTCATATCTTGAAACTTGTGCATAAGGAACTCCTTCTATTGCATGTTGCCAATCATTAGTACTATCATAATGATGTGCTGCATTGATAAAGTCATTATATGCCTGAGTAACTGTCATGGCACGTTCAACAATGCGATCATCATTTAGAATATGATCAAATACATCTGAAGGATCTGGATAGATGTTCTTGATGATATGAGTATATGAACGACTATGGATCATCTCCATGAACCCCCAGACCTCCATACATGCTTCTAATTCAGGAAGAGAGCAGTATGGGATAAACGCCATACCAGGACCACGACCCTGAACCGAATCAAGCATGATCTGATACTTCAAGTTAGAAGTAAAGATATGCTTTTGCTCTGGACGTAGTGTCTGATAATCAGCACGATCTTTCTGAAGAGAAACTTCCTCTGGTCTCCAGAAATATCCCAATTGTTGCGTTGTGAGTTTGTCAAAAATTGGATACTTGTAAGAATCATATCTCTGAATACCCAATGGTTTACCAAAAAACATTGGTTGTTTTTTAGTGTCAACTTCCTCAGAGTTAAAAACAGTCATGGATTCAACCACTGGTTTTTCTTCTTTGTTTATCTTAAATTGTACAAGACTCACAGTCTTCCTCCTCCGCGTTTTCTAATTGAGAAACTAAACTATCAAGAGACTCCGTAGATTCCTCTACTTCATCATTTTTATTATCGTATGTATTTTGGTAATAAGAGGTCTTCCAACCGTACTTATATGTAGTTAAAAGATCCTGTGCCATTACACTAACAGGAACTTCAGAATTTTCATAATGCTCTGGGTTATAGGACCAGTTTCCAGAAATTGCTTGATCGAAGAATTTCTGCATAACTGCAACAATATTAATATACCCAGTATTCCCAGGCATATCCCAAAGCAACGTATAATTATTTTTAAGGGTTCCATATTGCGGAACAATTTGCTTCAAAGGACCTTTCTTTGATTTCTTAACGG